AAATTGTTGTTGCATCTCTTAGTATTTTTCCGCCAATATCTATTTCATTTGCTGATCTTGAAATTTTTGCATTCATAGAAATTATTACAAATATTTTTGAAGTAGCACTTGTTGGTGTGATTGTTGCCGTGATGCCACTATCTGTTAATGCTGTTGTTGCTATATTTACTGCTGTGCTTGTTGTTGCATTTACCACTTGCAGCACTTTTCCGCCACCAGCAGGGGTTGCCCACTTTAATCCAGTTGCCTCTGCACTATCCGCTACGAGTGTTGTGCCATTTGCGCCTACTGCTAATCTTGCAACTGTGTTATCAGCAGTTCCAGCAATTAAATCACCTTTTGCGTCAACAGTTGCTTTTGCAACAGCTGCTCCAGCATTTGTGAATACTGTGCTATCGATTGCAGTTCCAAGCGATCTTATCGCTGCTGCGCCGTCTTTGACTAGCGCGGTGTCATCTGGAGTTGTCCAGCTATAATTGGTAGTGGTTGCCATTTTATCCTATCCTCATGCGACTATTGTAGCGTATTCCCAAGTTAATGTTGGGCTTAAAGTGTTCCATGCCTCTGTGGCTGGAGTTGTATTCCAACGCATCGCCACTTGGCTGAATGCAACTGGAGAAACATTAATTGTCAAAAACAGTTCATTAAAGCGAGTGCTCCATGACCAGCCCTCAACATAACCTTCAAATGCTCCACCAGAAATCTGAGTTGGTAGGTTTGCTAGATAAACCGGCATTCCCATAAAAACTCCCAATAAGGCATCCCTATCTGAGTTATCAATTTCAGGGTTAGTTATTGGAAATGTGATTGATTGGAAAGTTGGCTGTGGGAAGGCTCTTTGGGCTATATATCTATCAGCTACGGCTTGAGCATCTACAGCTGAATGTAAGACTGAGTTAATGCTTTCTGATTTGTAGCCATATAGGGCAATAGAACTTGCACTAGTAGCAGTTTTTTGTGAGTTAAAGTTATTGCCATAATTGATATAAATATCATTTCGAACATCACCTGATCGCATTACTGTAGATAAGCCAGAACCTAAAGCGTGGCCAGCATCAAGATCAACATAACCATTGGTTAATAGATAATTCTGCCTATGGTCAGCATCGGCATAACCTATGTTGCCAGCATTATCCTCATATAAATATCCAAATGCTGAATTGGCAATTAAACTTAAAATGTTGTAAATGGTGTCTGGCTCTGATCCACGATTTTCCATTGTGTAAAGGCCAGGTTGATCGATCTCACCAAGTCCTAAATTAACTGCATTAGCCCAAGTTTCTGTTGCGTTATAAGTTGACCATTGAGAAGCTGCTGGAACATCATTCCAAGTTCCAAGTAATACGCTAGACAAAACATCATAGATTTGGTTGCCATCCTCATCCTGTGAGATTGTGCCTGTGTAGATTTCTTTGGCTATTTTGGCAAGTGAACCCATTGCAGTAAGTGTGTATTGAATAACTGTTGTAATTGCACCTGTTTGACCAACCTCGACAACAACATCGGTAATGTCGCCACCAAATATATTTACATAAGTTGCTGAACTATTTTTAACCTGTAAATCTAAACTATCATTAATGTCAAAAGGCAAGGTTTGATTATTTAATGCAACTAAAGTTATTGTAATATAGGAAGGGTTAGGCTGTAAATAAATGTCAGTTCGACCAGCCTCATGCTGAATATCACTTATTGCTATGTCAGTATAATCAACCCCACCGACAGTCAATTTCCAATCTGGTGTCCATGCACTCATGGTTATGGTTTAACGGCTGCTCGTGAAAGGTATGGATTAGATCTTGCTGCGCTTTGATTGACAACCTTAGCAACAGCTCTCGCAGCACCTTCGCCATCAATAGCATTAACAGTTATATTTGTAACGCCTTGCCCTGTTGTATATGTTCCGCTTGCTTTTGGAACTGATGGTAATGATGATCTAGCAGCTGATGGAGCAGGGTTTGGAATTGAGCCTACATTGACACCCGGAATAATATTAACAACTCTAATTAATTCATTGGCAAGTGATACGACTAAGCCAATTGCTTCTCGAAGGAATGTAATAAATCCTGAGATAATCCCAGACACAACTCCGATTGCTCTGCCAAAAGATTCTGCATTTCTTTGGGTTTCGGTAAATCCTTCATTTAATCCACCTGCACCAGTCAACCCTGCAATAAAGGCATTAAGACTTGGGATACCTGTTTCGTTTAAGAATGTAATAAATTGCTCAACTGTTGGAAGTAATGCTGTGCCAAGTGATTCTTTTGCTTCATCAAATCCTACTTTTAAGCGATCGATTTTTCCTTGGAATGTTTCAGCATTTGTAGCTGCTGCCCCACCATAAAGATCAGCAAGTTTTTGTTGAACTTCAGTAAATGTAAGAGTTGATAACTCAGCTTTAGATAAGCCAAGTCCTAATCTACCAAGTGAAGTAACATTTCCATCTTGCGCTCTACCTAAAGCATTTGTGACAGTTTCTAAATCTTTACCTGATGCTTTGCTAATATCTAAAGCGAGGGTTAATAATTTTTGTGCTTCCTCAGTTGATTTTGTAGATACTGCTAATCTCTGTAACGCAGGTCTTAACTGATCATCTGCAACGCCTGTTGCTAAAGATGTTTGTAAGATCATGCTCTCAGTTGCCGCTATTTGGGCATCAGTTGCCCCTGTGGCCTGTCTTAGGGCATTGGCTAACCTTAACTGTGCTTGCTCATCTTCTATCGCAGCCCTGACCCCATCAACGGCTAATTTACCAGCATAGGCAACGGCAGCTGCAGCAGCGACCGCAAAAGCAGCAGCAGCCTTTTTTCCAAAATCTGCAATTCTGTTTGAGTTAGTTTCAACGGCTTTGTCAGCTTCGCCTAACTTCTTTTTTAAGTCATCAACATCAGCAAGAATTGATAACTTTAATGTGCGATTACCGGTAGCCATTAGACCCATTCCTTAATAATGCGAGTAAAACTTTCTTCCCACTTATTAATCAATTCAGGCTGAATTCTGCGAAGGGTTGGATAAATGAACCATCCGCGAGATCCACGACCTTGCCGTCCAGAATATGTAGGGAACTGTTTGAATTTATTTGAACCAAACTCAACACCACCCCATAGGGTTTGCGTAGTAGCACCACCTGAAAACTTTTGTCTTGCGAAGCCGTAACTGAATTCGCCAATCTTACTTGATTTAGAGATGCTAACGCCATCCGCGACTCTTTGCGCAACCTTGCCAGCCTTTGTTCTAGTTGCAGCTGACTGTTTAATTTCCTCTGATGCAAAATACGCCAGAGCAGCAGATTGACGGCGTGCTTCATCAGTAGCTTGGTCGTCCATAAGTTTGAAAGCTTTGTAAATATCGCGCAGATCTTTTTTATTGTAGGCGATTGTTTCACTTGCCATACCTCTGCTCCAATACTTCGATCGCTGTTAGAATGTCATCCGAATCAACCCACTCACTCATTGGAATCTGTGTGGCTAATGCCAACTCAACCAATAATCTGTTTAGGCTTCCTGCTGGATGGCTTTTGGGTTTGCATCACCGACAATTACATCGCTGACTGTTTCCATCCATATATCAAAACCTTTTACTGGCTTTCCAGCAGCTTCACGCTTGTGAGCGTTATATGCTAAAAACATTAGATCCCACATGCCAAGTTTTTCTTTTGCTTGGCTTATGGTGTTACCAGTTGTCTTTTCCCACTTAGCCCACTCAGGTGGTTGGGCTACATAAGTGGCTTGCTCACCTGAGTTATATTCAATTGTAATTGGTAACTTCATTTGTTTGCTCCCGTTTGTTTATTGATTAAAACGCTTCTGCTGGCACTCCGATTACTTGGAATGATAAAGATACAGTTTGCGCATCTGGTGCAGTTCCACCAGCTGATGGCCACATTGGCAATACTTGGAAAGTAAATACTGCGCCTGATGTAGCTGTGAAAACTGTGCTGATTGCTGTATCTGGTGCTGACTCAGCAACGCCCCATAGAATCTCGCATAGAGATCCAGTTGCGCCCCAGTCGGCTAACATTTCAACTTCAAAGGTGAAGTTATTATCAGTTACCTTAAAGACTTTTCCGTCTAGTGTCTGATAAGTCTGACGATCCATTTCGCCAGTAAGTGTTGCTGTTGTTGCTTGTGCATCGAAATTATTACCGCCAATAGTGAAGGTAATATCTCGACCGGTAATAACTGTCGTTGGCATTTTTCTCCTTAGATTGTTCTCTGGTAATAGGTGCTAACTCTAACATCTGCAATTAGCAAAGTTGCTGCTCCTACTTGTGTAACTGTTGGTCTTTCAACCGAACTGACAATATAACCTGCTGGAATTACTGCCAGAACACTTATTACTAACTGCTCGATGTTATCGAGTGATGCAGGGTTGCTATTGTAAGCAACTGCAACTGTAATGGTCATATTGACCTTTGCGCGAATATTTGACTTACTTATTGTTTCGAATTCTAAATATGGTGAATCAGGCACAACTACAACTGCTGGTGGGATAACTGTTTCAGGCACAAATGAATAAACATTTCCTGCAACGCTAGATAAGGCAGTTGCTAAAGGTGTGCGAACTTGCTCAAGAATTGTTTGGTTAGGCACTATTGAGCCATGCTATCTGTGTCCATGTATGAACCTAATAGTCCTACGCATTTATTGAATAATGATCGACCCATTCTAAATGGTGTGGCTGCAAAATCTACTCCTTCGATTTGTCCTCCACCGGCAAGTCTGGCTTGAAAGACTTCGACTGAAACTGTATAGACAGCTGATTGAACAGCTGCGTTTCCAACATAAGTTGATGCTCCAGATAAAGTCGCGACTCCAGATGGGATAACATTTGCTTCGATGACATCGGCGTTTGTGATTGCAGCCGAGAAGGTATATGCGCCAAGATTGTCTGCAAGTATTGTTCTTGTTCCGTTATATGGTGATCCGCATCCTGTGATGACAACTGATTGTCCTTCGGTAAATTCATGAATTCCTAGTGTAGTAAAAGTGGCGACATTATCAGTCAGCGACACTTTATCAATTGGGCTTTTAAATGTAACTAGCATTGGCAGAATAACTGTTTCTGCTGTATCAATAATTTGATTTAAGTAAGCATCGTTATACAAAGATGATGACACACCAAGCACAGATCGCAACTCGGTGGCTGTAATTATACTTGGCATGTCATCTCCTTACTCCCATTAAAGGATGCCTATGATCGGGAGCAACCATAGGCACTCAGTTA